AGTTACACCCTCTATCGCAGTTAGTGTTCCACCGACGCCAACATTGTCACCAAACGAAGCAGATACGCCATAAATAACAGCGAATTGCTTGGTTGCTGAACCAAGGTTGACTTTTTCATCATTTTGCGGAACAAGATTTGATACAAGACCAGCTTGGATGTTCAAGTCATCACTGTTTGCAGTACCAATCATAACACCATTTGAAGCTGTCAAGCTGTTAACAGTTGTACCACCAAGCGTTACATCATCAGCTGTAAGATCATGGAACGTTGCAGCAGAACCTGAAACACCCTCTATCGCAGTTAGTGTTCCACCGACGCCAACATTGTCGCCAAAAGAAGCAGATACGCCATAAACAACAGCGAATTGCTTGGTTGCCGAACCAAGGTTGACTTTTTCATCATTTTGAGGAACGAGGTTTGATATAAGGCCAGCTTGGATATTCAAATCATCACTGTTTGCAGTACCGATCATTACTCCGTTTGAAGCAGTCAAACTGTTAACAGTTGTACCACCAAGTGTTACATCATCTGCAGAGAGATCATGGAACGTTGCAGCAGAACCAGATACAGTTGCAATAGCGGTTATAGAACCATCAGCAAAAGTAACCTGAGTTGTGCCAAGTTTTTGAAATTCAAAAGATCCAGAGCCTGCATCAAGTTGCAAGAAAGAGCCTGAAATTCTAATCGAACTTTCTTCTTTTTCTGCAAATCTCTTAAAACCTTGAATGAAGCCCATAAATCTAGATCCAGTAGGTGCATTACGTGCTTGGAAATAAATCTTAGCGTTATTGCTAGCTGTGATATGCGCACCATCAGTTTGGAATTGTAAGATACCACCGAGACCACCTGCAGAGTTAAACTGCAAAGACCCAGAAGTACCACCGACAGCAGAACCACTATTAACGTAGTTCTTAAGATCACCTAGCTTTAAGGCATGCATATTGGAGCTGTCGGAATTATCACCGACTGCTAAAATATCAGCGTCCTGAAGATCTACAAGGTAATCACCAGTACCAATGTTACCGGCAAAGTTTAGGTGCTCAATCTCAACAGAGCCTGACGCTATCTTATCTCTAGTTATTGAACTAACTCCTAACTGTTTTGTCTGCACGGAGCCCGTTGCCAATTGATCCATTCCAATCTGGCCGGTACCGATTAGTTTTTTACCTATAAATGTTCTCGCCATTATTTCTTCTCCTGATCCTCCGCCGCCGCCGCCACCGCCGCCGCCAGCTGGAAAGTTAAAACTAAAAACACGTGTCATGCCACCGTTGTTTGCGCCTGCATTATAATCTGCGCCTGCAACAGCCATAGCTGAACCATCATACTTAACCGACTGGTGTGAGTAATAACTATAATACGTCCTTTGAAAAAGTTCATTATTTGCATTATTAAGTGTACCGGTAATTACAGTTCTTTTCCAGTCGGCTGAAGTATGATACTCCCAAGCTGTTAGTTGCACTGGAAAAGCGTTATTTTCAAAGCCATGGCCGCACTTCTCTAAGATATAAAACCTATTACCGTCATTTGGGTCTGGCTCAATTGCTCTAAGATTCCATGGAAAAATATTTTCTTCTACACTAACAAAATCACCCGTAGCATCTGGTAATAGCGCGGCACCGCCAGACCCAGACACAAATTTAAATAAATCTATCGTAGTTGGGGTTGGCAGTTGGGATATGCCACTACTATGAATATAAGGATTTTGTCCATCAGGTGATTTAATTGCTAAAAGGGTATTACTACCTGTATGGTAATACATACCAGCACCAAGGTATTCATTGGTATCACCCTGAATCGCTTCTTGGAAAGCCCAGTGGCTAGAGTTTGTTCCATCCGTGCCGTCAACTTGGCGATAATACCAAATACGGCCCCTATTACTACCACCACCGTAATCCTCGCCAATCACTATTTCAGTATCACTTATCCACTGTGATCCCTGAACGTCGGCATTACTAATATTAATTAAATCGTCTGGATCCGACCAGGAGTCACCGGAAGCATCATAGATAGAAATATTAATGTCATCTTCACCAACTGCTGTGATGAGCAATTTATTTTTACTTGGATTTAACTTTAATGAATATTGTGATCCATAACTTTTATCATCGAGATCACCGACATCTGTAACCGTCCAGCCATCACTAGCCGTAACAAAACGAAACAAAGCATCGGTGCCTGTAGTGTTGGTTGTTGCTAAAAATTCATTATCACTAACAAAAACCATCGAATCTATTCTTGCTGACGTGGAGCCATTGAGGGTTGGTACCAAAGATGGGCCTAAAAATGTGTACCCACTTGCACCTGATTGATAAATATCAATACCTTTTTTGTTTTCATTATTTGCTTTTTGAGTTGGTATAAATAATTTATCACCGCTAGGATTAAAATACCCACCCATATATGATGATCCCGCATGGGGACCATGAATGTTGACAAAGCTTATTGTACCCTGCTCCACAGAAGAACTTACTGAGTAAGCCATTCCATCTCCTCCTCTTTCAAATTAAGAACGCCTCTAAAAGAAGGTTAACTTTAAATTTAATTTAATTAACGGACGAACAGGATATGTGTAAAATAACTGGGCGAGACGCGCTTGGAAATAAATCTTAGCGTTTACGAAAATAATACTTTTTTAAGATTTCTGACAATATTGTCAAATTTGCAAAAATCTGAACTTAAAAATTCAAAAGATAGATCTTTGCATTGATCATCGACTTCTTCAAATTCAAAATGAAATCTACCATTTTGCCTTCTTTCACATCGCAATAGTTTAAAGCCCTTCAACTGGAGATAAGCTGCGATACCTATGTCAGATGTAATGAACGTTTCTGTTGTGTTTTCTTTCATGCTTTTTTCCTTATCTCCTAAAATAAACTACTTTTAATAATTAGCACAACAATACTCAAAATTACAATTTTTTAAAAGCGGCTTTTTGTGTTTCATCCTCCGGCAACACTAATTCATAGTCTGAATTTGGGTCACAGCCAATATTTTCCTTTAAATCGTTTATAAAACTGAGTAAATCATCTTGATTTTTCTCAATTTCATTAAGCAAGCTACTTTTATCAAGTTCAAAATTTTGTACTAACAAACCTATTTTAAGAACTAAATTTGTTGTTCTGTCTCTTCTTTTAGCGATTTTGTAAAAGTCTCCATGCTCTAATTCGATGTAAGAATCGTCAAATTCTTCCTCTGGTTCTGGTTCTTCGATTTCCTCATCAGCATCTTCCTCTATTAATGCATCGAGGGCTTTTCCCGCTTTATCGTGAAATTCAGGGTTTTCTTGCTTTAGTGTCTCTAGCAAGTTTATTAGTTTATCCATTGCAGACATAATTTTCTCCTTTATTATTTTGATGATATAATGTAGCTAATTAGCATATTTTCATCGACGTCTGGTGCTTCAGCAAATTGTATCATTGAATCGTTTACTATTATATAGTCATCGGCTTGGCCGGGTTTCATTAAAATTCCATCTCTAAATACCATTTCTGAACCGCTAACAAATGTATGAAAAGTAACAAATCTTGTTGTTGAATTGTCCCCAACTCCACCTGCTGGAATTTTAAATTCAGTTCTTGCAATATAATTATCTGTTGTGATCGGATTACCACTGGTAAACGAAGTGCCGGTGTCTACTTTCTTGTTTACCAAGGGTGGGCCTGGTCTTGTATCTGACGACAATATGAATTGCTGCTCGTCCACTAGTTTTAAACTAGCTAACCCAGCGAGGCCATAATACCTACCCTCTTCGAATTCAGGCTCGTCTCCAAAAACTATTCTCTCTCTTGGTATTTTTACCGAAACTGCGTTTTCTCTTATCGCATACCTTGGCTGCTCTTGGTTGCCTTTTTCTCCAATAAGATATGCTAAGACTTTGATCTCTATCGTTGTCTCTACTTTTCTTTCCTCGTTTGTAAAAGAGTTATAGTTATTGTTTTGATTAAAATCCTGTTGTATAAACCCCTCATACCTATGGTTTTCTTTCTCTATTAAAATATAATTAACGCCGCCTGGTTTTGTGATAAACGGTGTCACAACATCATTCATTTGTTCTTGATATTCTGTTCTAATATTAATTTTATATGTTACTTCGACATAAACTGGCAATGGGATAGATACAGTTTCATAAACTATTTTATTTGGTCGATAACCAGGAAAGTTCACTTGGCCTTTTCTTCTTTGACTTTCTGCATTTATAAAGTTTGAAGTTTTGTCATGCTTTATTCGTCTAGCTACTCTAATCGAGCCACCTTTTTCATCTGCTACCGGGACGACATTGCCCCATATTGAACCTTTTTTTGACAAATCTTTTGCAACATTAGTTCTTTCTATAGAAATAATCGGCAATATTAAAGCGCCTGTTGAATCTCTAAATAATCTGTCTTTTTTCGCAGAAAAGCCTCTTTCTGGCGATACCCATACCACAGGAACTCTTTCAAAACCTTTGTGTGTTGTTGTAAAAATATTTAATTTATTTTCAACATAATCTAACATAGCGGCATCTACGTTATCAATAGTTGACGGAGCAAATGGGATTGATTTTGTATAAGTTGATGGAACTTGGCTTGGTAAAAGACCCTTCCTTTCATCTAGTTTTCTCTTCATTCGTTTGAATCCTCTGGTATTCCAGACAAGCCATAAAATGATCCACCATCATTCTCTAATTCATCATTAAATACTATCCTTTCTCTTGGAATTTTAACTTCCACTGAGCTTTCTCTAAAAACAAAATTTGGATTTGTTCTGTTTTTATCTTCTCCTAGTAGATATCCCAAAACTTCTATATTTATTTTTGTCTCAATTTTTCTTTCATCATCTGTAAAGGAGGTATAGTTATTGTTTTGTGCAAAAACCTCTCTTATGAAGCCTTCGTATCTATGGTTTTGATTTTTTAAAAGAATATAATTTATACCACCTGGCACAGTTGCAAAAGGTGTGATTATTTCATTCATTTGTTGTTGATATTCTGTTCGAATGGTAATCTCATAATTTGCAACAATATAAACTGGGATTGGTATCGTTACTGTTTCATAGACAACCTTTTTATAATTCGAATTTGGGAAATTTATCCTACCTTTTGATTTTTTTGTTTTTGCATTTACAAAATTTGATGTCTTTTGATGGTTGATTCTTCTAGCAACCGGTATTGTACCGCCCTTCTCATCGTCAACAGGCAATACATTCCCCCAAACAGTACCCTTCTTTGAAAGAGACTTTGTTACGCTTGTTCTTTCAATAGTTATTAGTGGTAAAATTAAAGTTCCGGTGTTATCTCTTACTTGCGAATCTTTCTTGCTCTGAAATGGTCGCTCAGCTCCGGACCAAACCACTGGGACTTTTGTCCATCCTTTATTTGTTGTCGCAAAAAGGTTTAACTCTTCGTCAATGTATCTAATCATTGACTTGTCTATGTTTTCAATTGTTGATATTGGAAACGGTATATCTTTTAATCTTTCCAAGTTATTATTAAGTGGCATCAAATAACCCCTCGCGAGCCTTGACGCACTCAGCGCTAATTTCCATTTGATGGTTAATTTGACCAAATATTTGCTTTGGCTCATTTAAAGTAGTTATTTCGTAATAGCTATCTCCGTAAGCCACAAAATCACCTTCCCTGACAAACAAATCTTGATCTTCTGTAAGTCTTCTTTTGTGAAAATGAACAGTGATTTTTGATTTTCTATCCACACCCAAATTTGTAGTCTCGGTTTCGTACCCTTGCCACTCAACAAGAGCATAGACCCTGATCGGATTAAAAAATGTCTTTTTTATGGCCTCTCCATAAATAGGATGATAGTCAGTATGCTCTAGACTTATCGGATAGTACAAGAGTTGTTGGCCAATGACGTTTTCAATAAGTTCATCATTAACTTGCTTAACATAATCCCTCTCCTTTTTGCCCAAAAAGAGCGGAGGAGGTGGTTTTTTAGGTTGTGACCATTTGTTATCAGCCATTTAGTTACCCCACATATACCGTCAAAGGAACTTTCTCATGTACTTTAACCGATGCATCCATTAAATCCGCATCATTTTGTGCCAGTCTAGAGTAAGTCATCTCTGATAGTGTTGTCTTAAGCTCTTCTCTTAGTGTCTGCTGTTCTGATTGAGCTTGAGCAATTAGATCTGAACCGTTTAGGGTCACTGATTCTCCTGGTATTGGTATTGTTGCAAACTTACTTCTTATTTGGCCTAGCATTTCTTTGCATAAAGCCAGTGCAAATCTTCTGATCCACTGTTTACCAATGCTATTAATGCTATTAAAAGGCAAATTAGCGAAAGGCAAAGTGTTCATATTGTTAATTCCATTTACCTCTTGTCCATTATCATCAAATGGGTCAGTAGGAATAGAAAATTGTACCCACATCTTAGTTGGTGAATGAAGATTTGGAATTGGAAAAATTCTTAATTTATTGTTTTTTATCTCATAAGACCAGTGAGACATTCTAGTATATATTGCATCCTCGAAAGCCAAAGCTTGAGCCTTATTTTGCCAGGCCGGGATTAATTCAAAAGTAGATTGATCTGAGAATTGTCCATAATTATGAAAATTACCTACAACGTTTAGACCGCCATAATAGCCAAAAAATCTCCACATCGCGTGTGGTGTCTTATAGAAAACTTTTTTAACAATTATTTTTTTGTTTTTAACTTTTTGGAAATAATCCAAAGCGCTATTAGACGCTGCAGAAGATGAAACAATATACTGTAGATCATAATCTTGAACACTAGCCGTTAGTTCAAAAGATGCTGAATATTCTGTGTTTGCTCTGCCTAGGCCAATCTCTGCTGCTGCAGCTTCGGCTGAAGTCCTAGCATAACCAAAATCAAATTTTGGAAATTTTAAGCTAGCATGACTACCATCCAGAGATGATGACAGGCTTGTATCTCCTGTAGACTTCAAGTTACCTAAATGATCGAAAGCTCCTGTCGAATGGCCAAGATAAGAAGATAGCGAATTGTTTGCTTGGTGAACATTTATAATATATGAATATTCTAAAACAGCCTCTTCGTATGCAGAATATACGTTTGCTGTTGTTAGTTCAATGTCTAGAACATCGCCGCCAAGCTTACGAAAGACATGCGTTACTTGGTCTGCAGCGCCCGATAAGAAATTTGAATCAAATAAAGGTGAAGTCGTATTAGAGTAAACCTTATATGGCAATGCTGAATTAACATCACCAACATTTCCGGTTACCGGCAAAACTGTGCTACTAGTGCTACTAGCAGGACTTAAATTAGTCGTAGACATTCATGGATCCTCCGGTTATTTATCTCTAAATAGTCAAAACAAACAGGAAAAAACCACAATGTTATTTTAAACCTCTGAGGGATCGTCCGATAAAATGTCTTTTAAATTCCGAAAAGTACTAGTCTCTGTTTTCTTTACTGTCTCTTTAACTTTAGGCTTACTAGGCCTTCTTCTTTTTGTTGTTTTTGGTTTAGGTAGCGGTGGAGCAGTCTCCACAACTGGCTCTACTGGTTTTGGTGGTTCTGAAACCTTTACCTCAACCGGCTTCTCCTTCACCACGGGCGCCACGGTAGGCGCTGACAAAACAACCTCTTCAGTGTCTTTGCGCAAATTTGCACGTAGTGCGTGAGCCTTAAGTGCAAACTTGGGACTTCTCATTTTTCTAGCTTTTTTTCCCATTGAACTAACCTCCTTACATAACTAGTAATTAAACAAAGAAAAGCCCCCGTCCCGAAGGACAGGGAGCTAAGTTAACTAATCTACAACATTCAAGCAGGAGTGAAGCCATCAGCAGCATTGGTAATATTAATCGCACTGGCAGTTAAAACACTACCATTGATATACCAATCAGTGCCGTCGCATTCAACCTCTAAAAAGTCACCTACTGTTGCTGCACCGTCATTTGAATCAATCGCAACAGCTGAAGTAGCACTGGTAACTTCAACATGTGCACCATTCACAATAATGGATCCGTTGATATCAACGCTATCACTGTTTGTATTAAGCAAAAAGTCCTTCGTAGCTTCGTTATCACTAGCAACACTCATAACAAATTTGTAATGTAACCCAGCTGCAGGAGCTGGTAGTGTGCAAACAACACTTACAGTGCTGATATCGCAAAAAAATGTTTTACCAGAATCTGCAGCTGTAAGGGTCTTTGTTGGCGAAGCCACTGAACCTACCGTGCTTAGTGTTTCTACAGAAGTGCTAACACCCGAAAGTGTTGCATTTCCCAACGCTAAGTCTCTTTTCAAATTTTCAATTAATGCCTCTACTCTCGCAAGGCCAATTCTTCTACTCATAATTATATTCTCCTTCCTATTGAGTTTTATACGCAATGTCTAAAACACAAACTTATTATGCAGGCGTAATTCCGCCAGTTGCATTATTGATAGCCAGTATGGATGCGGTTAAGGCACTACCTTTAATATACCAATCAGTGCCATCACAACTAACCTCTAGAAAATCGCCCACAGTGGCGGCACCTTCGGAGGTATCAAAGGCCACTGCTGAAGTAGCATTGGTAACTTCAACGTGCGCACCATTTACTATAACAGAGCCATTGATATCTACAGCATTGTCACCAGTATTTAACAAAAAATCCTTCGCAGTTTCATTGTCACTAGCTACACTTAGGATGAACTTATAAGTCAATCCGGCTGCAGGTGTTGGTAATGTACAAACAACACTCACGGTGCTAATATCTATGAAGAAAACTTTTCCCGAATCTGCAGCTGATAGTCTTTTTGTAGGTGCTGCTAATGTGCCAACCGTGCTTAGTGTTTCTGTTGCCTTGCTAACGCCTGAGAGCGTAGCGTTTCCAAGAGCTAAGTCTCTCTTTAAACTCTCAATTAACGCCTCGGTTCTTGCGAGGCCAATTCTTTTCTTACCCATGTTTATATTCTCCTATCTTTATGAGTTTTATACAACTTAATTGCTGTTCTTTTCATAAAACACGAAAAAAATATCGATTATAACGAAAAAAAAGGGGGGCTCTAACTACCGAAATAGTTTAAAAGAGCCCCCCAATTTGAACATAACTGTGTTATTCAGTCAGTAACTATTAGCTAGTAGCGCCTGCGCCACCAACAAGATCACGTACAATCACGATACCGTACATATCAGGACGTACCATCTTCTTGCCGTAACGGGTCATGACACCCTTACGTGGCACAAAGTCTTCCTGACCAAATATGGTAGGAGTAACTTGTAGTGGCACATATGGAGCGTACACGTAGCCGCTTTCCAAGAAGGATCCACCCTTGCGACCAACGAGGATCACATTTCTAGGGAAGTAAGGATCAACATAGATGTCCCATTTCTTGCTAAGTGCACCAGTCTTCACAGCACCAACGGTGCCACGATCCTGATCTGCAGTTACGTTTGCACGGAAACCAGCAGTGAATTCGAGAACGTTTGCAACTTCAGGTCCGCAGACAAGGAAGTTAGCACCGCCACGAAGTGTCTTTCTGTGGATCTGTGCAGAAACATCATTAATAGTTTCAACAAGCGTCTCATACCATTCGCTTACAGTACCGGTGAAGTCAGGAGCAGCCGAAGATGCACCAATTTCAGCACCTGTAGTTCTGTGAACAAATAGGCCCGGAGAACGCGACCAGTAGTAAGTACCAGCCTTTGCACCCTTAACAAGGTCTTGCAAAATTTCCTGATCAATCTCTAGAGCAATCTGCTCAGAAAGAATACCAGTCAACTCAACCTCTGCGTCAAGGTTATGATATGCGTTAAGGTCCTGACCAAGCTCTGGGGTCCATTTGGCCTTGAGTTTCTTGGTCTGTGCTGTAATCGCAATACTGTCAACCTTAATGTCAATTTCTGGAATAAGACCAGATCGCAACTGAGTAGAATCAGCACCTGCGCCATTAGCGCCTGCACCTTCAAGCCCAAACTCACTACCGACAATTGAACCAAGTGCAGTCGAAGCTGCCAAGGAATCACGGATTGGGAAAGTGATTACAAGTGAGCCATCAGCAGACCCGCCGCCGACACCGCCAACAGGGACACCGCCAGTGACAGCAAACTGAGTACCGCCGCCAAGAGGTCCACCTAGATTAGCGCCTGCAAATGCAAGAAGAATTCTACTACTATCATTAGGATCAACGCGGGTCAATCGTCTAATCTGAGTAGAACCCGTACCAAAAACTTCTACGTTGTGTGCAATAAGGTTAGTCATGTTAACCTCAACTGCATGCAAATTATCAGTATCCAAATTGGTAGAAAGCTGTGCCTTTGGCACTGCAAGAACAACTGCACCGTGAGTTGCACTACCAGAAGCAAGAGAGCTTGCACCAAGCCCCAAAACATCCGGATCGTATCGAAGCAACTTCTTTTGAGCCTCAGTTACACGCTTATCGAGATAAACAACTGCGTTACCACTACCATTTTTAGCAGTCTTGCTGGCGCTAGGTCCAACAAAAACTACGTCATTTCTACCGGTAAGAGTAGCAGAGCCAGTTGCAGAGCTGTAAGCGCTGCCTCCCAAGTTGTAAAAACCTCCTGGATCTTGACCTTCGTCACCAGCAAGACGTACACCACCAGTCAACTGACTAGCGATAAGTGGGTTGTCACTGTCCTGGCGTAGGCCACCATATAGGGATTCACCTGATGAACCACCAGCGCTGTCACTAGCCTTGGTGAAGTCCAAGAAGAAAATGAGACCACTAGGCAAGCTCATTGGCTGCACGGAAACAAGATCGTTTGCGATCAATCCGCCGAATACACGACGAACAATAGGAAAAGCCACTGCTGCGAAGCCTTCGACATCGCCAGCGGACATTGTGGTAGCTTCACGAAGAAGCTCCTTAGCTTGATTTTCAAGAAGGCAAGCCATGTTAGACTTGTGACGATCATCACCTAGACCCTCAAGAAGACCGGTCTGCTCCCACTTGTTAAGTAGAGCAGCGCCTTCTTTGGCTACATCGCGATGAACGACGCCTTCAGTTAATTTCTGTAAAATAGACATCTTAAATATTACCTCCTAAATTAGTCTTTATTTACGTTTATACCTGCTAAACGTCTCATTCGATCAGAAAAAATATCAATTTTATCATCTTCTTTTCTCTTTCTCGAATTTACAATTAGTGAAGGGCTTCTATTTACAGCTTCGCTCAATGATTTTGGTAGCGGTTTCTTTTCTGTGCTACCCACTGCGCTTTGAAGGGTTTCATAGATAACCTTCGTCTCTTCAACAGACCTAGACTTGGAAATTGCTTCAACAATTTTCTTTTTCTGTCGCTCATTCAGGGAGGAATTTTCAAGGGTCTTGTTAATAAAAAGTAATTTTGCGTTACTTGTGTTCACGCTTTCAACTTTTTCTTTCAATACAACAAATGCTTCTTTAAACTTATTATTCTCTTCAATAAGTTTTTTATTCGAAACAGTAAGAATTTCTTTAGCCTCTTCGAGTTCCTTAACTCGGGCTCTAATTATTTCGTTTTCTTCCGCAACTTCATCATCAAGTTCACGGGCGAGGGCCATCTTTTCATTTTCTCTCATTTGAGATTCAGGAGTTCCCGCCCAACCTCTTTTAACTGGGTTGACGTCAACTTTTAATCTTTCAAATAGTTCATCAATGATGGCCTCATCAATATCAATTTCTTCATCTAGCTCTTCTTCACCTTCTTCTAAGGCTAAAGGCTCTGAAGCTGCTTCCGGAGAAGCCTCAACTGCAGCGGACAAATCGTGCCCTAACTCCTCATGGCTTTCCTCTGCCTCTGGAGACGGCTGAGTAGGATCTAAGTTATCTAAAGCTTGTACGATCTCTGGCATATCAAAAGTTAAAACTTCGCCATCGCCACCTGGAACAGAAGGTATATCATCTTGTGTTGCTAGCGGGACTTGCTCCAAAGAAGGATCAGCTTCAGGCTCTGCGTCGAGCGCTCCACCTAAATCCTCGTCATCGGCAAATGGATCTAGCTCTGGTTGTTCGAGCAAGGAACCGACAGCTTCTTTAATTTGCTCTGAATATTTCTCAATAACCATAGCTTCAGCATTTTTAACTGCTGCCTCTTTTAACGCCTTGGCGTCAATAATTGCTTGTTCTAGTAATGAAGACATAGTACCACCCTTATGGAATATTATAATACATATTTAACTAGTAGTGAAATCTCTAAAAAGTAAAAATTTATTAAGATAGTTTAGTTTCTTCTATTTCGCTAAAAGTACCATCGTCTCTTATATACCATGAAGACCTTTGGGTATAGCCCCAAGGACGCCCATATATAGCCCCATTTAAAGATGCGGTTGTCATGTTAGAGCTAGTGACCACAGTAGCACCTGCCTGGCCAGCAAACATAGGCGGAATATAACCTATTAAAACGTGCTGAAAGTGTAAGTGGCTTGTTGCTAGATCACCGCCACCGTCGTAAACCCCACACTTGTGATAATGATAAGCTTTGGTCGCACCATCGTCAGAAGCTGAGAATGCGGCATGCTTACCTTTATATCTTGTTGCCAAATCCGGGGTCTTTAATCCAGAATAAATTGGATTTGGCCTTATTTGGCAAAGCCCCCAAGAACCTTTGCCGTTTGCTTCGTAACAACCATTCGAATGATATTGATCTCCTACATCAATTGCTGTTTCTGCATAGCTTCCTGCAAAGCACGCATATCCACTAGCGTCAGTACCAGTAACACCTTCCATTTTTCCTGCAAAAAAGAAATACTGGTAATATGCGCTTGAGTGCCCAGAGGCAGCTTCGATGTTTCTGACAAATACATAGTCTTCTGTTTCTACAATTTTTAAAGTGTGCCCGTACCCTACAAAGCGTATCCAACCATGGTTTGCATGTTCTCCAACATAACCCGAAAACCTTGTATTGCTAGGATAATGTGGTCCTCCCAAGGAAAATATATTGGCTGGAATGTTTCCTCCAGGAGCTATACCTACGAGAAACGGGGCAGTGGCACCAGTGCTTGAGCCAGACTTAACCAAGGCGCCATTACAGTATCTTGCCCCTGAATCAACTAGACCACTAGCAGTAACATATCCATTGACAAATAGTATCTCTGTTGTATTGACCTCGCAAGGATCTGTCGAAGCTCCTTTTGATTTGATTACAAATGCGGTATCTCCAGGAAACCTTCTACTAACTGTACATTCTGGTTTAATTTCCCAGTAACTTGAAGTTTGTCCGTGATCTGCAAATTGACTGTTTTGTCGAGCGCCAGCTTCAAAACTGCTCGATCCTGCAAAATAACTATAAAGTTGCGAGTGAACTTCTTGATATCTTGTGTCCTGCGAAGAGCCTGTTCCTGGTATTTTTGAAAATTTAATACTCATTAGTCAGTTGGTATCCCCTCAGAAACTTGACCGTCAGATAAACACCAGTAAGAACCGGTTAAATTAACAGCCCAAGTGTAATTATTAGAATTTTTCATGTATGCGCCTGGTACAATGGCACCCGCTTTTCCGATTATAGGCGCTTTAAGACCAGCATAAACACACGGCACTGTGCCAATAGTTGGTCCAGCAGATGTAACTGAGCCGTCTCCAATGTCATTAGTATCAAAAGAATCAACAATTGAAACCTTGTGTAAATAATACTCTAATGGAGCACTACCAGGCGCTGAAGAAGAGTAGGCAACATTGTGTCGACCTTTATTCATATGATATTTACCTATGTGATCAACACTTGCAGATAAACCACCAAAGCCAGTATCTGGTATTGCCCAACAAGGGGCTTGGTGGCCGGCATGAGTTTCATACATACCACTGCCTCCGTAATGATAAGTTCCAAAGCCCATAATTGTGCTGTCTCTTGATGTTCTGCTAGCTACATTTCCCCATTGGCCACCAAGCAGACACCACCCTGTTGCATTGTTGCTGAAAGTTTCCATCTTTCCGGCAAAAACTCCAGCCCTATACGCCTTAGATGCTTTATCATCATCTGTGGATGCGGCGCGTCCCATATCATGCAAAACCCTAATAAAAAACCAATCTGGGTGTTCTATGATTTTCACTCTTCTTGAATGATTGCTAACAGGCTTATCACCGGCGCCGAACATTCCGTACATTATTCCGGAAAAGCCGGCTCTCAACTTTCCGCATGCGGAGGAAGACATAACTCCTGTCGCGGTGGCCGAACTATCCATAGCCATGGCGACGGCTTGCTGGCCAGCATTAAAACTATTTCCGTAATCATAGTCTACCGCATCTCGAAAATGTCTAGTATCAAAGTCATCGGCCCAGTCAATATCACTGTGAAGTCTATTTTGAAAAATAAATCTTGGATAGCCATCATTATAGGTCGCGCCGTCTTTAGTTTTTGATTTCACAACAAAACCAAGTTCACCGGTGCCCTGAGAAAAGCCATCATCTTTCACTGGGGCGCTGCCAGAACCACCTGTAACAACCTCCCAGTATTTTGATGTAGTTGAAAAATAGCTGTAAAGATTTACCATCAATTGTCTAGTTGCTATTTTGTGACTATCATTGTTGGAATTAGTTCCAGTGACAAAAAGATCAGAAGTTGCAAAATAGACATTGCCTACCCATGGCATTGCTAATGCAAAATTGTCTGATCTAAGTTGAACTGTCCAGGCCATAATTAATTAGTTCTTGTTATTCCAGTCGGTATTTTACCGCATGGTTGTGTAGGATCTATTGTTCTTGACTTTGCAGACATCTAGTTTTTCCTCCTTAGTATCAACTTACTAAAGTACATCCACTTGGTAAAATAAAATTATTATCACACACATCGGTGCAATAATCACACGGTGCTTGATCGCCTGTGCGTAGCGTGCCTACACCACCTTTCCCATATGGTGCGCGGGCATCTGGTGGGCAAGTTGTATACTGCCCACCTAATTCGTTTTGAGTTTCAATTATATAGCCATTCTTAGTTGGCGTACTATGTCGTCTAGACATATTAAACTCCTATACAGTTGAAACTGAAGCTCTAACGTCAAAACGTCCTATAGTTGAAGAGCCAGTTAAAACAAAACCCACTCGATCAATTCCGTTAATCTTTATAGTTCTCATCACCGCAGATCCACCAGGACCTATACGAACAGCTGCAGGAGTATATCCATCAGATTGAAGATTTAAATTTTTTGATCGACCGTCGTTGGTTCCAGGCGATGCATGCCCGGTTTGTATTTCTAGTTTGGCCCATTTTCCAATATCGTAATTGTATCCATGAATAACTACCCCAGAGTTTGGCTCAGCGGCGGCTGCGGCTCCTGATATATAAACATGTAAAAGTTTTGCATTGCCTGTCCAATATCCGTTAGCCCCAGCCTCATTACCGTTTGGATACTGATTTAATCCATCTGATAACTGTCCAGAACCACTAAGTATGGCAACTGAACCGACACTGGAGCTTAAAGCTGCTGGGTTTTGGCCTGCATCTAGATGGGCATTACCCGAATCAAACGCAGTTAATAACAGACTATCATGAAGACCAAGCGGTCTTCTTGTGTTTCCCATTTTACCTCTAGGTATTGTTGCCATTTTAAGCTCCTTTAATCAATTTAACTAGTTCTAGTTATTGTTCTTTTTTCCAGTTTCTCTAGAATTAGAATTTTTTCTTCTTTTTTTTGCGTTTCTCTTTTCTGATTTCTTAATAAAATATCTTTTTTCTCTAGCTTTCTCTAGTATGCCGCTTTTCTTTGTCTCTTTAATAAACTTTTTTATCAACCTTTCATTTTCATAAAGATCTCTAGTTCTAGCTTGGACGGATACGTATACTGCTTTTCCCATTGTAATTTCCTTTCTAAACTAATTTTTTCCAATTTTTACCTGCAATAGATAAAAGACCATCAATACTTACACCTTTATCACCGGGGTCATAATTTGATAGAGCGCTAGCTGGGGATGGCGACGACGAGTTGGCGCTGCCTCCTTTTGATAAGGGTTCTGTATCTTCAAAAATATTGACACCGTTATATGAATCTTTGCCTATAGCATCTAAAAGCATTTTTCTACTGTCTTTTGTTCGATCAGATTTTGTGCTCTCTTGTAATTTAAATGCCGGTATTGGTGTTTCCGCTATCACTGGAGTGTTTAACCCTTTTGCAACTTCAGTTATTATACTAGATAAAACACCATCTTCAAAAACAACTTCTTTTATACATTGTTTTATTAGCGGCTTCAACGCACTTTTAAGTTCATTCTTTGTCATTCTTGTTCTCCAACAATTTCATTAAGCAAGTTTTTGATATTATCAGATTTAGTATTGCTAGAGCCTTCGAGAATACTCTTTGCCTCTTTCATCATGTATGCACCAGGAGTAGAGGGATCTGACACCATGTCAAAGCAGATTAATTGAAAGTCATCTTCCACCATTGTTGTGCCATTTTGTTCCGAAACTGATCCCATTCCCCTAGAAGATATACCGCAAGGTATTTGATGCTGTATTAAACTTCTTAAAATCTGTCCTGCAGGTGTTTCGAGCACTTCTATTTTGCCCATAACCTTTTTTCCTTCCATCCAAATATCCGTTACAAGATGTGAACAATTAGCTAGGTTAACAACTGATGAATCAGGATGATCTAATTCTCCTAGTGCTCTACGTTCTTTAACTGCATTTTTGTAGTTTTCTACCTCTCGCTCTAATATAGCATGGGGATAAACTCTATCATTGCCATTTTTAGTTTCAGACATTTGCATCACACCAGAAAGTATAACTGCACCTTCATCTCTAACTCGGCGCTTTTCATCTTCTGTTAGTAGATCTTGACATATGCCACCATCACATAATTCAAAGTATTCTCTTAAGAGTTTCATGTTCTTGTTTCCTCTTGCGGGGGCCACCCGCTTCATCTATGATCCTTTACAGCAATTTGCCACAGGGCGCAACATCCACCTAATCTTGGTTACTGGTTTCATTTTTACTCCTTTCTCACTTTTCTAAAAAGTTGATTGTTCTTTTTCTAACTGGTTTATAAATTTTAAAACCCTCATCACAAAACAACACATCTAAAACATAAGCTGTTGCAGAACTAATTGTTCCACATAAAAAAGCTGTTATAGGCGAATTATCAAAAGTAAATAGTTCTGTGTGATCCTTTACGAACCACAAAAATAAACCAACCCAAAAACCCATACACATCGTACAACTAAATAATTCGCCTAGTTTTCCGGTTGTTGGTCTTATTGAATTGAAAATTTTTCCGTAAACAATAATCTGGGTTATTCCAAAAGAGCACAAAACAAAATATAATAAATTCACTTATCCTCTCTTTCTCTCAACAAGGAATACATATATTGATAACCATATGGGCTTACTCTTGAATCCATAGAGCCCTTTCTGTCAGATTGAGGAATTTCCCCTAACTCTGTGCTATTTTCTTCATCTGGGCTAAGCAGATGTAAATCAAAGTTTCTCTGCATATCTTGTCTTGTTAGTATATCAGCTTTTTCATTTTGCATAAACAAGCTAGTAATAAAAAGAGCAGACTGAACTGCATTTATTCCCTCTATTTTTGATTCATATATACTTGATTCTATGGAAGAATAAACATTACCACTCTGTATGCTGCTGGGGTCGATGATGCCTTTTTTAACTAAAAATTTATGAAAACTCTCCTGTACAGGATAAGTCTCTCTTTTCATTATATCCTTTGGAAAAGAAGTGATTTTATTTTTTTCTGGTGAAATTACCACATCGATTAAATCATGATCAAAGATCATAATGTCGCCATTCAATGCTCTCCTGGCGTTAAGTTCTACTTGAACTGGCTCAGGGCTATCAGCAACTATCTTTATTTTTATAGCGCCGGTCTGTTGATTCTCATCTTTTTCTATTTTTACATTAACTGACATCTTTCTCAAACTCTTCTGTTAGGTTTTGTATTTTAAGTATCTCCTCTAGCATATTTTCATCGATCTCTCTGTGCAAATAACTGTCAAGTTTGTTTAAAACTTCTTGTGATTTAATAGAAATCTCTTGATCTGAAGAAGACATCTCGCTTGAAACAATCTTACTAACTTTTTCTTTTAGTTCTCCTACCACTTCGTTTAAGTGTATTTTTAATTCCAAACCATCATCAACAAAAGACGTAACATATTTTGTTAAAAGAACTTTTTGCCCTTCCTTCAATGATGAGTATTTATCATTAAACTTGCTTACAAAAGTCTTGTACACTAAATTATCAATAGGATCTTTGAGATTGTTAATTCCCTCTCTATCTATTACCATGTTTTCAACAATTTTATTTTCTAGCAAGATCTTTTCTTTTACAGACACTGCATCATTAAAAATAGAATATATACTAGCCAAATTTTTATAACTTGGCACAAAATTGTTAAAGACATCTGGAGACAATATCTTATTTATCTTTTTTATTAGATGACTTTGTTCTTTAAATAAAACCTTTTTATCAATTTTAGAATATTGTATTTTTGATTCTATGATCAATTTTTCAGCTGTATCTTTTTGCAACCCTTTTGTTTCACACAAACTCTTATATAACTCAAGCTCTTTGTGTAGGGTGCTATCTTTTGAAAAATGTTCTTTCAAAATGGAAGCAACTTTATTCTTTTGGTTTGATTTGTTTTTAATAACAGCCTTTGTTAACTCTCTAACCAACGCCTCATAAACAAACGCAGTATTTCTTTTCTTATTGTGCCTTAGTCTCATTTTTGCTCCTCATTTCTAAATTCTCTATAAGTCGCTTAATATCAATACTTATTTCATTTATAAGCGTCTCTTCCTTTAAGTAAGTAGTATCTTTCTCTTCAGAAACGACCCCCTTTCCTAGCCTCTTTAAGTCTTGATATCCAGGGTAAGTCGTTCTTTCAGTTCCTGTTTCCCGGGAACCCAGTCTGGCCAAGTGACGTGATCGAGCCCCCAAATCTCTTTTATCAACTGTTACAGGCTTATATACCTTGCCTTTTGATCGATCTCCATCGTTACGCTTTCCTGGTGCTGTTAACAAAACGTCAGCCGGTTGACCAGGTGGCTGATCACCCGTTTCTGGTGGTGTGCCAAAGTCTGGCTCAGGACCTGCCGTTCCGGAACCAGGAGCTTCTGGGGTTGCTTCCCCGAATTCATCACCAAGGTTTAAGTCGTCTCCACCAGCTACAGCTTCTGTTTCGGCAGCAATTGCAGCCGAAGCTTGTTCTGCAGTTGCTTCAAGAACCGCATCGTATTTTCTATCATAAAACATCTCTCTTTGATTTCTAAGGAATTCATCTTCTGATAGGGCAAATATTCTTTCTGCAATCCATCGCTTACTAAAGAAGCCTTCTGTGGCAGAAGAAGCGATATCAAACTTAATTTTCCAATGCTCAAGTTCTTGAAGTTCAGCGATCTTTGAAGGGTTGCTCAAAAATAATTTAAAAGAAGTTAAGTCTTCACCACGAAAGCCAAGTATATAAAGGTGAACAATCGCTATCTTTTCTAGCTCTGTGATAATAGATCTTTGTAGTCTCTGTATTGTTCTTGCAAACCTCACATCTTTTTGAGCTAAGGTAGTTTTGTCTTCCTCTGCGCCTTCAGTACTAGAAAGGTATGATGGTGGAATCTTAAGTGCTGAAAACAATTTATCTCTTAAGTATTTTACATCATCGATGTCACCAGTGTATGTACCTCCAGGCAAAGTTTCTACTTTTGAAGACGTGCCGCCTCTTACGGGAATAAAATAATCTTCATCAATAGACATTGGGTTGTATCTTAAATCAACGCGACCAGTATTTGGATCTACAACTTGATTTCGTTTCATTTGTGTCATAACTTTTTGCATGTATTGTTCTACATCTGCTGGAGGAATGTTTCCGACATCAACATAAAAAAC